CGGGCCAACGGCATTGAGTAGCCAACCGCGCAATCGATCTGGATTTCGGCCGGCACCAACGATCCCGCGGCGCGGCCGACGTATTGCTGGGACAACGTCTGCTGGATCGCGCCGTCGGCGTTGTAGATCGCCCATGCCTTGGACTGGTCGCGGCCCATGAGCATCGCCAAGATCTCCGCATCGCTCGCCCAGGACGCAAACACCGATTGGTTGCCCTTGGTCAATCGGGCCAGCTCGTTGCCCTCGCGATCGATGACGATCGCGATCTGCGGCTTGCCGGGCGCGGCCAGACCGCAGAGGAGATTGTCGCCGACCTTGCCGACGAGCGACAGGTTGCCCTTGATGGATGTTTCGACAATATCGAGCTTGCCGTCGACAACGGCCGCGATGGCCGGCACCCGCCGGTTGCCCTTGGCGACCAGCGTGTTGCAATACAGCGTGCCGTCGATAGCGCAAACCGGCGTGGTCGATGCGATGTCGGTGCTCGCGTAGATTTGCGTGGTGGTCATTTGTCGTCTCCTGTTGCGTTGCGGTCGCGAAACTTGTTGATGATTATTTCGACGCCTTCCATGCCGAGGACGCCGAGGAGGAAGGCGAACCCTGTCGCTTTTTCGCTGCCGACGGATGCCGGGACGATGAGCGGCGTGAGATACACGGCACTGCAAGCGCCGGTGATCGCACCGGTCAGCATCGCGGCCCAGCGATTGCGCGGGTCCGATAGAAAGCGCCTAAGGTATTTGAGGATCCCGCCCAAAAACCCGGCCAGAAGGTTTGCGGTGGTCTGATCCATCAGGCGCGACCATCCTGCGCGAGGTTGCATCGGACCGTCAGCATCAGCGCCTGGGAGCGGTGGCTGTCGGTCCCGATCACCGACCAAGCGGAGTCCGCGGTGCGGATCTCGTCGCTGGTCCTGACGTCCGTGCCGATCGGCAAAGCCCATGTCCATTCCCCCTCTTGGAGTACCGCGTCCGCTTGCTCGCTGTGTGACCCATTATTATATGTCTTGGCACCCGGCACGTCGCGGGCGATCCTACGCCAGGACACCTCGATGCCGCCCATGCCGTCCGAATCGGTGACCTGCCGGTAAATGTCGACCAGCTCGCTGGCAATTGTCGATGCCATGCGCGCGCTGAGATGGGACAGCATGTCGATCGGCACCATCACCAGATTTCCATTGGCCGATACCGCTCGGCCATCGCCATGCAGTGTGCGTGCACCTGTTGCAATTGCACGGTCTTGTTCATGTCCGAAACCGCGATGTCGGCGGCAGCTTTGCCAGCCTTTTCGAGCCACGCTCGGCTCACGGCTCGACGCAAATCGTATGTCTCCTGCGGTGCGGGCCCGTCGTCCTCCCATAGCAGGTCGTCGCCATCCGGCACCCGTTGGCCGGTGTATTGCAATGACGGCTCGGTCGTCCAGGTCGGCGCGGTCGCCGAGCTGGTGCCGGCACGAACGGCTCGGTAGAGCCGGCCATTGGGTGTGGCCGGCACTACCTTGTCGCCGACGGCATACGCCGTCGATACGGCATGTGTGGACGCGCGCTGGCAACCATCGACGATCCGCAAAAGATCGTCGGACGTCAGCGTAGGGTACACGTCGCTCGAGCAGAGCGGCGCGAGCGCTTCGGCGGTTTGGGCGCGCGTCCTTGCCATTGGATTAGCCGATCACCAACGCCAGCGCACCACTGTCGGCGGCGCTGTTGGGGCCAACCTTGCCACGGCTGTAGGCACAGGTGATCGACATCACGATCGCACCAGCACCGGCAGTCGCTTCGACCTTCAGGTAGCGCTTGCGCTTCTTCATATCGACCTGGAACACGACGAACTTGTTATCGTCGGTCGCGGTCGGAAGGGTGAAGTCGGTGCCTCCCACAAACCCGGTGACATCACCATAGGTGCTGTTGTCGTCGCTGTCGGTGAGCTTGAGCACCGACAGAGCCGACGCCATCGCGCCAAGATTGACGATGATGGTGGCGTAGTCCGACTTGATGCCGGTGTTGACAGAGTCGGCAGCCGTGGTGGTGAATGCCGCGCCGTTGGCGGAAACCGCCGGCAGCATATTCACCAGCCGAATTGTTTGCAAAGCAACCATTTCAAAATCCTCCACCGACCGGGGATCTCTCCCCGGTCGGCATTGTCAAAGTTACGACGCGGCTGTGATCAGGCCGACGATCGGGCCAGCGGCAGTCGTATCACCGACGCCGAATACGTTGATGTCGAACCGCTCGACGGCGCGCAGAGCGAGCTCGTCGGTTTGGAAAGCATCGTGCTCGGAGAGGGAAACACCGATACCGCGGCGATCGCCGAAGAATGCACCCTGCGACAGATCGCCGAGGAGCGCGCACACCTGCGAGTTGGCCTCGGTGGTCGGCATGGCCTGGCTGATGCGAACCGGGTAGCCCATGAAGAGCGGCTCGCGCGGACCACCGACAGCGATGGTCTCGTTGGTGTTGCCACCAGCGGCATCCGCCAATTTGGCCATGACGTTGTGGTAGAAGGTGCGAGAGACATACCACGCCGCATTGGCGGTGTCGGCGAACTGCGGGAGACGCCCAACGACGCCGCGGAAGTCGGCGAGCAGAAGCTCGCTGTAGGCGTTGCCGGTACCGACCTGCAATCCCTTGATGTTGGCGATTGTCGAGTCGATTCCCTTGAGCGCTTCGCGAGCTCCGACGATGCCGCCGTAGGTCGAGGTGCCGTCGCCGGCAAACCCGCATTCGTCCTCTTTCTGGGCAAAAGCGCGAGCGCATTCGGCCGCGACCCAACCGCCGAGATCGACGGCCGCGTCCTCGTTAAGCTCCGAGCTCAATCGGGTGTAGACAGCCAGCTTTTTGGCGGTCAAACGCACGTTGTCAAACTGGTTGGTCGACTCGGTGATCGAAGCTCCTTCGCCCACGAAGTACGCGGTAATCCCGCCGGAGCGCTTCGGCTGGACGCGGGTATCGCTGGACATCGAGACCACGCGGGCGTTGGCGCGGAACACGCCGTACTGCTCGACCAGGTTGATGATGTCGCCCGCGAACTCCTCGGGGACGAGGTAGCCGCCGAGGCTGTTGTCGTTGGTGACGTGCGTCTTGTAGCCACGCTCGTTGGCCCACTGGATCGCCTTGGCATTGCCGCAGACCGCGCCAAGGAACCACATGCCCAGACCGTACGCCTTGGCGTTGGCCTCGGCCTTGGTGCCGCCGAAGATGCGAGAGGCGTTGCCAGCCTGGCGCAGAGCCTTGACGTTGTCTTCAGCGCGCAGCTCGTCGGAGGAGCGGCGCTCGGTCGAGCCGTAAGGCAGCATGTCGGCGCGAGCGCCGAGGCGAGAGAGCGCCTTGATGCGTTGCTCGAGCACTTCGTTGTCGTCCAGCAGCTTCTGGGCTTCGGTCGGGTCGAAGTCGTCGGATTTGAGAATGTCCTGCGCCTTGGTCGCGTTGGCGATGATCTGGGCGCGCAGGTTGTCGATACGATTCATGGTCATACCTCGCTCGCGGCGGTCGCCGAGAGCCGTTGCGCGATCGACCGACGGAGCAAATCGCGCCGTAGGTCGGTCTTGTCGTCGTTGTTCGCCGCGACCGCTGGCCCGTCGGCCTTGGTGTCGGACTCGTCGCCGGCCCCTGCATCGCGCAGGATGGGCCACGCCTTGGAGGCGATTGTTGCCGCCTCCTTTCGGGACAGCGCCAGCGCATCGCGCAACCGGCGCTCAAACTGGGTGATCGTGCTCGGCCGGCCGGACTGGGCCGCGTAGCTTTTCGCGGCCTCCGGCATCTTGGCTACCTCGAGCAGGATCCGGTGGTACTCGGTCAGCACCGCATCGATGTCCTCGATCGGCTGGCCGTACTCGATCATTTCGGAGACCGCCTCGAGCATGCGACCGGTGAGCCGACCGATCAGCATCTCGCTTGCTTCGTATTGCCAACCATCAAACACGTCGACTGGGTCGACGGGCATTTCGTTCTCCATCTCCGGCATCTCGGCTTCGGGCATTTCGCCTTCCGGCATCATCGGCATGCCGTAGTCGTCCTTGATTTCGGCGAGCGATTTGATGGTCGCCATGTTGCGCGACTCCGCCGGCCGCGGCGTCAGCGAAGCTTCGCCGAGCGGCCATGCGTTGATACGGCTCGACTTGCCGATCCCCGTGGCCTCGCGGATCACCAGGTGGCCGGCGGCACCGCTGGAAAAGCCCAGCCGGCCTTCCTGCGCCAGGCGCTTGATCATTTGGCGGTACTCGTCGGACTGGTCAATCTGCGCCTCGTACCACAACCCGGCGTCCTTGACGGTCACGATGCCGTCGCCGATCGCCTTGCGCCCGACCTTCGGATCCATGCCGTGGGCGTAGTACAGCCGGAGCGGGAACTGCTCGCCGGCCTCGAGCGGTCGACCGAAATCGGTCGCCTTGGTAAAGAAGTCGCCCTCGAGGTCGGTATCCCGCGGCGAGCCGAAGCGCACCAGGTAGCCGGCGACCTTCCCGTCGTCGGTCGCCTTGATCGCG